ATTTTATTAATTACCGGATTAATATTGATATTAATATTATTCTGCACCATTTTATTACATTCACAAGTTAGTAATTGGAGAAGTACACCATCGCAACCACAAAAAACTACACAATCAATACAACCATCTAATTCGCAAAGAAACGATGTTAGTAGTTGGAGAAGTCAACCACCATCAAGAGGATATGACAGACCTATAAGAACAAAACCGGGTTCAAACATAATTGTTAGAGACCCATGGTTAATGAATAATTTTGGATGGGGATGGAATAGATGGGATATGTGGGGTGCGCCTGGATTTGGATGGAACTTTTGGCAACCATCTTGGTATTTTAACAATTGGGGTTATAGGCAACCGGCGAGAATCTATGTTTATGATAATGGTAAGAGAGATACAATTAGAGGTAAGAAACCTGTGATTAGTTTTGGTATTCAAAAAACAACCGACAATCAGGTTGGAGGATTTTTTACAATAGGAAATAAAGGATATCTTATCATGGAGTACAATTCAAGTGTTGAAAGAGATAATTCAACATTCTTTCCGTATGGTAACATAACACAAGTTGATTTTCCGTTAGTAAACGATTTAGTTCAAAGAAATAGTTTTTATATCGGAGCGGGTAAAAGAATAAAAAGAACAGGTGTTCATTTTATGATTGGTAGTGTAAGTGAGGATGTGAAATGGAGGGGTAGAGATGATTTGGGATATATTACTTTTCCAAAATACTTAGATAGATTTACAACAATGAAAGTTGGTGCGTTACATGATTTCAAAAATTTAACAATTAAGTTTGATTACGACCCTATAATCAATAGTAAAACCTTTGGATTAGGGGTTAATTTTTAAAATGAAAAAATGGTACGCATTTTTAATATTGGTGTTTTTATTCGTTATTAAGGCGAATTCACAAACATATACCCAAACTTTCATTGATAAATGTAGTGGTGAAAAAAAGATAGCGACAACCACAATGATGAATGGTTTTGCCACAGTTTCTTTTTATAATCAGATAAGAACCTTCACACCAATAGAAGTGCAAACAGGTGTTTTACAAGCATGGTTATTAAGTACAAAGGCTACTTATGAAGCGCTCACATGTCCTGTAATAAATAATCCTGTGGTACAACAACAGGTGGCAAATGCTGCCGCTCAAACTGCGAGTAATGCGGCTGCGGCTGCTGCGAGTTCAGCTGCATCATCATCTGCAAGTTCTGCTGCTAGTTCGAGTGCAAGTTCTGCTGCTGCGAGCTCTGCGGCATCAACACCGCCACCTACAACTCCGCCACCAGCAAGTAGTAGTTCATCGCCACCACCAGCAAGTAGTGGAGGCTCATCATCTTCATCAAGTGGTTCATCATCAAGTGGTAGTTCATCTTCATCTTCTGAAAGTAAAACTGAAACAAAAACAGAAGCCAAGACAGAATCTAAATCCGAATCTAAATCTGAATCAAAATCTGAAAGTAAGAGTGAGGAAAAGAAAGAAGAGACTAAATCAGAATCCAAAGAAGAAAAAAAGGAAGAATCAAAATCAGAGGAAAAGAAGGAAGAGAAAAAAGAGGAGAAAAAAGAAGAAAAGAAAAAAGAAAAGGCCGCAGTTTCTAATCCTATGTTATTATCGTCTGATTTGTCCACAATAGAGTCTCCTGATGGTAGATGGTTGCAATCTGCAACAATTGGTATATCTAGGTCGTCTATGGCTGGTGATGAAACTTTTTCTGCTAATGCAGTTATCATGAGCGATTTAAAAACATTTATAGTGGGTGGAGGATATACTAAAATGGATTTTTCTAATGGTAAATTAAATGCAATTCATTCTTATTCATCAGCATTCGCATATTTGAATGGTACATATATGAATCTATTAGGGTATACATTTATAAAACCGACACAAAAGAAAGGTGTTTTTGGATATAATTTAGGGGTAATCAGTTTGTTTATTAAAAATCAAGAAAATAAATACGATTATCATATGTCAACATCAGCAGTAGGTTTCTGGACAAAGCCATATCAATATAGTAAAAAATTAACTATCTCACCACAAATATTTACAATGTTTGCTCCATTATCATGGAATAGTGTAACCGGGGCATCAACAATTAATAGACACATGGGCTTTTTATTAGGGTCTTCATTTGATTATAAATTAAGTAAAAGATTTGGTCTTAGTCTTAACTACAAATTAAGCGGGAATACAAGCCCTGGCTCGCCATTTTTAAGTAATTTTTTAATTGGTAGTAGAATGGTATTATAAAAAAACCCCAATGTGAAAACATCGGGGTTAATGACAAAAATAAATGTATCTCTCTCTCTTTTGATACAATTAAAATATATTATAAAATTTTTAAGTTGTCAACTCTTTATGTAATTTATATATTTGACAACATGTTTCGTAATCTTCAATTTGTTCAAAATATGGGATAATGTCTCTAGTTAAAACTATTGATTCATTTCTCTTAAAGTCAAATTTTGTGTCCCATTCTAACCCCTTAATTCTTGCAGCTACTCTTAAGGATAACTCTTCAGCCTTTTTTGTTTCATTAAAATTTTGAAAAATTTCAACAATTGATTTGAAAATTGTTTCTTTGTTAATGTCATAAAAATCCTGAAAATCTTTGTATTTACCTTTGAAAATCAATTCTTTGTCTGGTTCTTGGATGGTTTTTTTTCTTGGCATGTTAGTTAGTTTAGATATTAAAAAAAGTGTAGACAAAAATAGGTTATTAATTTGAAAATTAAAATTATTCCACCTTTTTTTTCCACTTGACTATCCTTTCTTCTGGAGATAATAAAAATTTATCATCAATAGTATGTTGAATACTAACCTGAATGCACGTTTGTGGTAACTTACAATTTTTATAATAGTTATTAACATACCCCATAATATTTGCAGAGCCAATAGGGTTTGCTGAGTGCACATAAATTTGTGGTAGCGGAATACCACTATTCATGCTTTCGGCAACCAAAAATTTAGCAACATCGTACCCTGTTTTTTCTGATATATTAGAATAATCTATAATATAATTTTCTTTAACATTATTATAATATTCAACCATTGCAGTTTCACCTAAATCATGGTCTAAGGAAATTACCTCAAAATTACCTAGTGTATGTAATTTTATTTGTGAAACAAATTCGTCATAGTTACGCGCCACAATCCAATCTTTAGCTATCGGTGTTCTTACATCATCAAGATATAATCTTAATTTTTCAATTTTCATCTTTCTTAAATGGTTTTGAGTAATCTGGATATAATATTTTCCAAATACTTTGTTTAGGGTTTGTCCCATCTAACATATTAAATAAAATGTTAGAGTGTCTATAATGTTTTGCTCTTAATGCAAATTCTTTTCTACTATAATTTCGACTATTTAAATTTTCAAAAATTTCTCTATGGTCTTTTTCTATGTTTTCAAATCTTATTGTTAAATCAAGTGCAGTTCCTCTAACCCAATCGTAAAATTCGTCCGGCACGTCTTTAATAATATCATCAAATGATTTTTCATCTTTAAGGTGTTCCCATATATCTCTTGATGATATACCTGTTAGTAGTTTATGTAATCTTTTATATTCTTCACCTTTGATTTTCATACGAAAACCATTTTTAAAACGAATTACATAACCTTCTTTATCTTTACTAATTTCTTCTTTAAGCAAATCATATCCTTCACCCCAAGTCTTATATGTTGTAACAACTTCGAATCCAGAATCCTGTGTCCAAAACAAACTACTATCGGGTATTTCCTCACCCGTTTCTGTATGGACACCACCAAGAACAACTAGTTTTTCTTCTTTACCATAATCAACAACAATTCTATTTTCGGGATAAATAATTTCAAATAAATATGTGTTATCTTTTCTCCACGCACTAATATCGTGTCTATCAAGTATTTCTTTACCTTTAATTGCCTGTGGTGATGTGAATGATCCACGGGTTGCTAATATCCATTCATTTTCATAATTAAAAAGAATACCTAATGATCCGTCCATCTTTTCATAAACAACATACTTTTCATTGGGGATGTCTTCTGGTTTATGTTCTTCATAATTAAAAAATTTCTTAAATGGTCTTGCAACAATGTCACCTTTTGAATTTGTTACAAGTCCACGGCACATAATAGTCACTTCATCCCAAAGACGTTCATACTGAACTTTAGGAGAATAATTCCATATGGTTAAATCTTTCGTAGGATGTATTTGTTTATGAAGCAAACCATCAGCGTGATATTTTTCTAATATGTCTAACATAAATTAATATATTCGTTTGTGAAAACCGATGTTGTAGGTATGTTTTAACCAGTTAAATGACAAATATATACCACATATTTTGTTTTTCCATATAGAAACATGTGCATCTGGATGACAGGTTTCGAAATAAAAATAAACAAATGGAAGTGGGTATAAAGACCATTGGTTTCTATGCAAGTTAGTGTGAAATTTCATCTTTGGTTTTGGATTTACGGATTCAATAAAAGAAGAAATGAACTCACTCATTAAAGTTGAATTTGAAATCTATTCTTCATTTGTTGAAGTTTATCTTGGGGAACTCCGTGGACATTTTCATTTCCGTGTCTATTTTCAACTATCACGGTATGAACACGATAATTGTACCTTTCCGCCATTTTGAAATAGTCGTCCATTTCCCATTCTTGTGTAAATGTATTTGCAACAACAATTTTTGCTTTTTGCTGTCTCATTCTTTCAGAACATCTAAATTGACAATACTGATGTGCTTCTTTTATTTTCTGCACATCAAATTCATAAACGCCATTTTCATTAACAAAAAAATCGTCAGCGGATAACACTTCTGGTTCATCCGTTTCTCTAAATTGTAATATAACTTTTGCTAATGTTGATTTACCTGCGCCTGGTAAGCCTCTTAATAATATTAATTCACCTTGTGTTTCTACGCTATCCATTGGAGAGATTTAATAGTTAAAAAATTGGGGTCAGCAAATAACTAACCCCGATTTCTTATTTTACAGCTTCGTGAGAAACTGGTGTTTCAGCTTCAACAGGTACGGCAGTTGTATCAGCAACCACTGCAGTTGTATCAGCCACAGGAGCCATAGTTGAGTCTGTTGATTCAGTTGTGGTTGACCCTGAACCACATGAAGTTAATGCTAATGTAGCAATAACTACGAATAAAAATGTGTATTTTTTCATATAAAGTAAATATACGAAAAATTAATCTAATAACAAAATGACATAAAAAAACCCCAACAAGCTGTCGGGGTTTAAGGTCTTTCGGTGGGTTCAACCCCACTTACTTTTGAAAAAACGAAAAGGTAATCGACAAAGAGAACCTACAAGAATATAAATATATATATTTTTCTAAAAAAATAAATATTTATTAACTTTTTTTATGTAAAGTTAAATTTCCGTCTTTAAATTTAATTGTTGTTTGCACGTTTTCTTGAATTGTACTTTTTAAAATCTCTTCACTTAAGAAATCCTCGATAAAATTTTGAATTATACGCTTTAATGGTCTAGCACCATATTCTTCTTTTTTATTTAATTGGTAAATGGTTTCAAATACCGTTTTATCAAATGTGATTTTGTAATTTTTATCTTTTAAACGATTTGACAACTTGGTCATCTCAATATTGATAATTTTATTTAACGTTTCATCATTTAATGGGTTGAATAGAATAATATCATCAATACGATTCAAGAATTCAGGGTTGAATTGACTTTTTAATGATTTTTCAATAATCGATTTTCTAACCTCATATTTTTGTTGTTCAGATGATGTTGTTTTGAAGCCAACACCCCCACCAAATTCAGATACTTTTTTAGCACCAACATTTGATGTTAAAATAATAATTGTGTTTGTGAAATTTATTTTCCTACCAAATGAATCAGTTAAATGTCCGTCATCTAATATTTGAAGTAGAATATTGAAAACGTCTTTATGTGCTTTTTCAATTTCATCAAATAAAATTACCGAGAATGGATTGTTTTTAACTCTCTCTGTTAATTGACCTCCTTCATCATGTCCAACATAACCAGGAGGTGAACCAATTAATTTTGAAACGGCATGTTTTTCCATAAATTCACTCATGTCAACTCTGATGATTTTTTCAGAATCACCAAATAAGATTTCAGCTATGGATTTTGCCAAATATGTTTTACCAACACCGGTAGAACCCATGAAGATAAATGAACCAATTGGTTTATTACCTTCTTTAATTCCAACTCTATTTCTTCTGATTGCTTTTGAAATTGATTTAATAGCTTCTTCTTGACCAATTACTTTAGATGATAAAGTGTCTTCCATTTTCAAAAGCTTTTGTGTTTCTTTTGAATCTAATTTTGCAATCGGTACACCGGTCATGATAGATATCATTTCATAAACATCTTCAACGATAACTGGTGTTTTATTATTTTTCTGTTTATCCGCCCATTTGATTTTTTCTTGCTCTAGCTTGTCTAATATCTTTTTTTCATCGTCTCTTAGTTTAGCGGCTTGTTCGTAATCCTGATTTTTGACAACCTGTAATTTTAAAATCTTGATATCATCAGAATCTTTTTTCAACTTTTCAATAATTTCTGGTATTTTAGTTGATACCTTTTTTTCTGAACCTAACTCATCTAGGATGTCAATCGCCTTGTCCGGAAATTGTTTATCTGTAATATAACGATGTGCTAATTTAACGATTGTTTCAACTACACCATCTTCATAACTTACTTTATGAAAGTTTTCATAAGATGATTTTAAATTTTTAAGGATTTCAATTGTGTCTTCTTGTGTTGGTTCATTCAAAATGATTTTTTGAAAACGTCGAACTAATGCTCCATCCTTTTCAATGTGTTTTTTAAATTCATCTAATGTTGTTGCTCCAATACATTGTATTTCACCTCTAGCTAATGCTGGTTTCAAAATATTTGCAGCGTCCATTGAGCCGCTTGCATTACCGGCACCAACCATAGTATGTAATTCGTCAATAAAAACAATTACATTAGTAACTTCTTGAAGTTCATTCAAAATCGCTTTAATCCTCTCTTCAAATTGTCCTCTATATTTTGTTCCAGCAACAAGAGATGTTAAATCTAATGATACTAATCTTTTATCTAACAAATTTGTTGGACATTCTCCTTTATGAATTAACAATGCTAACTTTTCAACTAATGCCGATTTGCCAACACCAGCATCACCAACTATTACTGCATTATTTTTCTTTTTGCGAGAAAGGATTTGTGCAATTCTTTTCACTTCATTATCCCTACCAACAATTGGATCAATTTTCCCATCTTCTGCCATTTTTATTAAATCGCGTGAAAAATTATCTAATATAGGTGTTGTTGAACCTTTTCTAGTTCTACGTGTGTTTGATGGTGGCCCATCTTCAAAAAAATCTACTGACATGGCTATTAAGTTTATTTACAACAAACATAACACAAATTATTCTAAAAAACAAAAAAAGACAAATTGACTTTTCACATTAAAAAAATATGTCATATTGTCAATATATTTCAACTGGTATGCTGTTTGTTTTATGGAAATAAAAATAATAAAGCTATGATTACATTATTCAAAGACCCATTTTTCCATGGATTCGATAACGTATTCGATTCCAAGTTACTAAAGACACCTGAAACTAAAGTAGTAAAAGATGAAACAGGTTATGTCATTTCAATTAGTGTTCCTGGTTTAACCAAGGAAGATTTAAAGATTTCAACAAAAGAAGGGATTTTAAAGATTTCTTTTCAGAAGGATGAAGATGATGACAGCCGTAATTTTGTGAATTCATTTACAAAATCGTACAATATTCCTGACGATGTTCAAGAAAAAAATATCGAAGGAAAAGTTGAAAACGGCGTTCTAACTATCTCATTACCAATAGATAAGAGAAAAAGTATTGAACGTTTAATCTCCCTGAACTAAGGTGTCCCCGAGCAATCGGGGATTTTTTTTGCCTAAAAATTTTTTTATTTGAAAATCTTTATGTAAATTATATTATAAAAATTAAACACCATGTCAGTAAAAAAAGAAAAAATCAGTGGCCGCATGATTGAAGTTTCAATCCGTTCCACAAGCTTGACTAAAGCATCTTACGACGCTTTAAAAGAAAATTTAAGAGTTGCGTTTGTTAACGGTAGCATTTATGAGTACCAAAACGTACCATCTACAATGTTCACAAAGTTCAGACTTGCTAAGTCACAAGGTAAGTTTTTAAATGAAAACATTACTAAAGCCTTCAAATACAAAAAGGTAAGAACAATCTAAAAAATTAACCCTCGATTAATCGGGGGTTTTTTTTTATATTTAATTTGTATGAATATTGTGCTCCATCAAGAATTTGATAATAAAGAACCATTCTTATGGTCCATAGATGAAATTAATAAAATTCAGTTACAATCTGATGAAAAAGATAGAGTCTTTAAAATTCATGATGTAACAATTAAATGGAAATATACCTCACCCGATGATTTTTTAAATTTTAATTTTAAAATTGAAAAAGGAATTAATGTCATAATTTTTGGAATATTATATAATAATGAAAAGCTATTGGAGTTTTATGATAGTTTAAAAATCTATGATACTAACGAGTATAAGATTTTTATATCATTCACTAAAGAATGTGAGCATTGGGGTTTTCATTTTAAAGGGGATAGAACAGTAATTGAAACGTTTGATAAATTTGCAAATATTAGACTGATTTGGGACTCTCCTTTTTATACATCGAAAAGTTTAATATTTTCACCTAAAATAACGTTACATTCATATTTTAATAACGTAAAAGCTAGAATTGAAGCGTTTTATTGGGGGAGAAATGTTTTTGATTCAATTGTAAAAAAACATAGAATAGGTTTACATATTAATAAGATTAGTGAAATTGTGAGAATTCATTTGTCTAAATCATTTTATGAAAACACAAATAAGGATTTGTTTTTTACATCTAGTAGGGACTGCCCACCAAATTTAAAAAATTTTGATAATCAAACTAATCATTACGCATATTTGGCAAATTATAATTCACCACAATTTGACATGAAAATAAGAAAGCTATATGATAATGGTGTTAGGGATAATTGGTATACATTACAATTTCTTGAACAGACAATAAAGTCAAGTATTGAAATTGTGTATGAAAGTTGGACTCATACTGTTATTGATAGTTTCAATATTAAATTAACAGAGAAAACACTTAAACATTTATATCTAGGTAAACCTTTCATACACGCTGACCCATACGCACATCAAGTATTAAAGATGAATGGTATAATTCCTTACAAGCCATTATACACACCTGAGCTTTGGGACTTTTATGAAAATTGGGATGTCAATAAAAAACCTGATTATTCTTATTTAGAATTATTAGAACAAAATGTTAATTGGCTTTTAGATTTACCGGACCATTTATTTAATAATATTTTACAAGAATGTACACATATTACTAGCGAAAATAGAGATTATGTTGACAAAACACTATTTCACACAACATTAATTGATATTATAAAATCCAATTTATAGTTTGTTATTATTTATCTATATTAATTAAAATCATTAGTATGGGAATAGTTTCAGAAAAAATAGATGGGAAATTCATAATTGTTGAAATTCAATCATCCAATCTTAAGTCTGGTGTTTACAACACAGAATCAGAAGAATTAACAGTTACATTCAATAACGGAAGTATTTATATATACGATAAAGTACCTTGGGCTAAGTTTACAAAATTTAGGATGGCTGAGTCTCAGGGGAAATTTTTTAACGAAAGTATCGCTAAAAGTCATAATTATAAAAAGTCGTAATGAGTTTATTTGAAGAATTAATTGAAGATAGGGATACGGATAAGAAGATTATCAAGTCTTTTGAATCCAAAGATAGTCTATCTGACAATATATTTGAGAAATCGGGTGACGATTATGTTATGCGAGACGATATTCAAAAAAAATTATTGGAGATTTCTGATAATTTTATTGAATCTTTAGGGGTCGAATTTTTTATTCATGATATAGTTTTAACCGGTTCTTTAGCAAACTATAATTGGTCTAGTTTTTCTGATGTCGATTTACATATACTAATAGATTTCGATGAACTAGAGTATCCAAAAGATTTGGTTAAGGAATTTTTTGACGCAAAGAAGAATGTCTGGAATGAAAAACATAACATTCTAGTTAAAGGTTTTGATGTTGAATTGTATGTACAGGATTTAAATGAACCGCATGTTTCATCTGGTGTTTACTCTGTTTTACATAAGAATTGGGTTGTGGAACCGAAAATAGATAGTCCAAGTATAGATGACAGAAAAATTTTAGAAAAGGGTGAAGAGTACGCAAAAAAAATAGATTTACTAATAAAAAGTAGCAAATCCAAAGACATACTTAATAGGATAGATGAGCTTAGAAAAAAAATTAAAGAGTTCAGACAAAGCGGTTTGGAGGTTGGTGGTGAATATTCATATGAAAATTTAACATTCAAACTATTAAGGAGAAACGGGTATATTGAAAAATTACTTAATTTAAAAAATAGCATAACAGACAAAAAATTGTCTATAACACAATAAAGAACCTTATTTTTTTCCCTATATCTATGTATTTATAGGATAAGAATAAGTTTATCTTAACAAATTTAAAAAAATGGGAGAATACAAACCTTTAGGTAGCGAGAAGTTAAACGGGGACGAAAAATTAAAAAGAATCCTTGAATTAGCATACTACAACAATAATAGCAAAAGCAAAAAGAATAATGCTGAATTAGTTGAAGAGTCTGTAAACGGAAGCGTTTACGGTATCGTCAAGGAAAAGGACAGCTATTATGTAAAAAGTGGATTAAACGAATCTTCATTAGATTACATCGGTGGTATGTTCATGAAAAATAAAAATAAATTCAGTTCATACGCGGAAGCATTTAAAAGATTAGAATATATTAAGGGTCAAGAAGACAGACAATTACAAGAGTCTACGAAGTATGTTTTAAAACAAAAACCTCAAGGAACTCAAACTGAAGCGCCTTCTGCTGAACCTTCTTTTGATGCGCCACCACCTCCAGCACCTGCTGCACCATCTGCACCCGCACCTGCTGCTCCGGCTGCACCTGCAACAGATTCTGCGGCACCGGAAGACGGAGCTGTATTAGGAGCTGATGGTGAAGGTAAACCATCGTCTTACATGGCTGAAATTCAAAAATTTGCAGGTAAATTAGGTCAAGAATTAAGAGATCAAAATCAGAAATTAGAAAGTGACGACATCAAATATGTTTTAAATATGATAATCTCAGCTGTTGATTTGAAAAAATTAGAAGATGAGGATATTGAAGAAATAGCAAAAAGATTTGAAAGAGAAGAAAAGGAAAGAGGATTAGATGGTGGTAGTGACTTTGGTTCAGATGATATGTCTTCTGATGAAGAGCCATCAGCACCTCCTGCTCCAACAGAAATGAATGAAAATGACCCTATGGCGTCTTTGGATGAATTTATTAATTCTCCGGTTCCTAATAATGAAATCGACTTGTCAAAATATGCAATGAAAGAAGAAGGTGGAATGGGTATTGATGATATGCATGATGAGTTAAAAGAATTAGATTTAGACGAAATAAAGAACGCAATTGGTGAAACTTTAAGCAAATATTTTAACTAATAAAATGCATCTTATATATGTCAATGAAATCGGCGCTGATTACAAAGGTCAAAAGCAATATGAGTTCATTTTCAGTGAATCAACAGAAATTGACAATGGTGAGTGGTTTGTAATACCCGCATCAGCAACTTCTAGGACTAAATCTCCCGACATTGAATATATTAATTTGGTCGGTTTATTAAAAAATACAGAATTACAATTAGAACTTATTCAAAACTCCGATTATTTCGGAGTTATTGATGCTGTTGATGGTGTTGTAGCACTTGCTTGGGAAAAATTTGACTTCGAAAACGAAGAACAAAGATTGACATTCAAGTTTGGTGAAAGTATTGAAAATGTGTCAAAAAAATTAAAACAAAGAGATTATATTCTTATAAAAGAAGAAATAAAAATTGAAGAAATATGAAAAGAATTGACCTTATAAACAGATTAATCCAAGAAGGGATTTCTGAAAAGACATTAGTGAATTTTACTGATAAACAAATCAATAATCTAGCTGAAAGAATTTTGGGTGAAGCGGTGACATCAAAAGTGAATAATACAATTTATTCACCATCTGAAGTTAGTGCTGCTAAGCAAAAAGGTCAAGGATTTGGTGTTAAAGATGGTACTGTTACATTAAACAATGATGGTGGTATTACTGTCGCAACAAAAGAAGGGGCACAAGATGTTGCTGAAAATTTAAAAGGAAATCAAAAGAAAATCGACAAAAACCATAATGGTAAAATTGACGCTCAAGATTTCAAAATTTTAAAGGGACAGAAGAAAAAAGATACAAACGAGATGTTACGTTTTTATGACGATGATGGAAAATCTATCAAGGATAAAAAGGGTAAACAATCTTCTGTATCAACAAAAGATAAAGACTACGAAGAAAAAACAAAAAGTAAAAATATTGACGCTAAAGATAAAAAAGCGGTAACTAAAAAAGCCGTAAAGACATGTGACGATTGTGGTAAACCAATAGTTAAGTGTTCTTGTGATCAGAGCCATTTAGATGAAAAGTTAATAGGAAAACAAAAAAATATTGATAAAAACAAAAATGGTAAAATAGATGCGCAAGATTTTAAAATACTAAAAGGTCAAAATAATGAATCAAACCCATCAGTTGGTCTTTCTAAAGAAAAGAAAAGTGCTGTGGTTAAAAAAGCTAAAAGTGGTGTTGCTGTAAAGAAGAAAGTACAAAAAGAAAGTACAGAAACAAAAAATTGGGTAAAAAATTTGGTAGAAAACGAATACTTTCATAATTTCACTTCAAAGAACGAAATTATGGAGCTTATCAAAATTAAACTTAATGAGTCTGAGACTCTAACACATGAATTTGGACCTAAGGTTAAAAAGGGTCACAATGGTATTCCTGAGTTCATGACTTATGATGCAATTGTAAAGTCAGCTGAACCAGCGACAGCGCCTTCTAAACCAAAAACTAGTCCGGGAACTAAACCGGGTACCAAGCCTGGTACAAATCCGAATCCAAAGCCTAAACATCCATACGGGCCAGATCCAGGAGAAAATCCTGAGCCTAAAGCTTCTATGGGAGAAGAAGAAAACGCACATTTTCAATGAAAATTTCAAAAAAAGTCTTTTTATCGTTAATCAAAGAAAACATTACAGAAATGGCAATGGATTTTGACCCAAATATGCCAGAGCGTCCACATACTGACGTTCAGCAAAAATTGGCAACTGGTGATACACCAATTAAAAAAGTACCTCTACCTAAAACAGATAGAGAAGGTAATAATCCGTCACACAACTTTCAGGAGCTTTTAGCTTCTCAAAGATATAAGCAAGTTATTGAAAAATTAAGAGGAGCGGGTATTCAAGCACCGGTAACACAGATATCATCAATGCAAGATGCTGCAACTAACCCAATAGTTTCAATAATGGGCGGCGCGCATGCAAATATTGTAAATTTAGAATCAAATAATAGAACTGAATTAGCACAATTAGCGGTTGATTTAGTAACAAAGGTTTGGCAAATACCAGAAGGTATGTGTCAATGGGATGTTGAGATTATAGACCTTAATCAAATGAATACTAATTTCCCTGAAGACCAACCTGAAGAAGAGAATCCTGATGAAGCTAAAGCTGAAGATGCAGAAGAAATTATTGATGATTTATCAAAATTGAATTTAGAAAGAGCTAAAAGAAGATTCATAAATCTTATTGTTCAGGGTGCATCTAAAAGAGGTCATTACATGTATCAAATGGTACCTGAAGAATTGGAAAGAATTTTACCGGGTCAAGGTAACGAATTGATGTATAACTATGCTGTATTAATGTCAACTAATGACACATTATATTGGCAAATGGGTGAACAGATGATGGGTATGCAAAAAGGCTCTGTTGGTGGTAGAGAAGAAGTTGATAGACAAACTGACCCACCGACAATTAAAGTTAGAGCGGCTAACTTCCCAATTGCGGTACACGAATGTATCAAAGGTTGGTTAGAATTGGTTGCAACAAAAGGTGAAAAAGCTGCAAATGCGGTAGACCAAGAAAGATATATGCAGGCCAAATCAATGGAAGATACTATTGATAAAGAATTATGGGATTTAAGATTAGGTCCAGCAATATGGGATAGAGTTTTGGATAGAATACCAATAGATTTAGTTACTAACGAAAATACATACGGATATCAAAACTTCTTATTGATGGAAATCTTTAGCTTACCAGCTAAAAAAATGCTAGTATTACTAAAAGAGGTTGTTGGACAAACACCTGTTGGGGATAGGTTATTAAATGAACTAATAGAGGCAATTAAAGAGAATATGAATCAATACAACCAAGATATGGTTTCATATGAAGCTAATGAAGCCTTGGGTATTTTTAATGACGATTTAGATGAAGTTGCAGACGAAACGGATGAGGATGAGTTAAAGAATATGTTAGGAAATTTAGGAATTGGATTATCCGATGACGACGAAGATGATGATATAGAAGACGAAGAATATTAAGAAAAGGGAGTTTAACTCCCTTTTTTTGTATTTATATATATGAATTCAAGAATAGACCAACTTAAGGAGTATGCTAAAATCATGAAAGATTGTCCATACGCGTTAAGAACTTATTTACAAACATACGATAATACACAAAAGAAATATGTTCCATTAGTTTTATTCGAAGACCAAGAGCAACTTATTTTGGACTACGAAAATTATAATGAAAACATTACAAAGAAATATAGACAAGCGGGGGTATCAACTGTTACCGCTGCTTGGGTTTCAAGAAAATTACAAATAGCTAAACCAGAGAATCCCGAAAGAGTTTTATGTATTGCAAATAAACGTGATACTGCAATTGAGTTAGCAAATAAAATTAGACACTTTTTAGAGCAATGGCCTGAGTGGATGAATGTTGGGTTTTCACCTGATAAAAACTCTGAAAGCCGATTTAGATTAAACAATGGTTGTGAAGTAAAAGCCGTTGCGACATCGGGTGATGCGTTACGTGGTTATACCCCTACTATTTTGATATTCGATGAGGCCGCGTATATTGAGGCTGGTGATGATTTTTGGGCGGCTTCAATGGCGTCACTATCTACGGGCGGTAAGATTATTCTTATTTCAACACCAAACGGATATGACCCAATTTATTATGGTGTTTATGACCAAGCGTTACGCGGTATTAATGATTTTCATATTACAGATTTAAGATGGTTTAAAGACCCGCGTTATACCAAAGATTTAAGATGGGTAAAATGTGATGATATTTGTCATTACATGTTAAATCGAGAGCAGTATGACGATAATGAAGTTGTTATGTATGATTTCAATCTTGAAAAATATCGTGAATATGAGGAACAAGGTTATAAACCATTTTCATCTTGGTTTGAGTCGATGTCAAAGAAATTTAAATTTGATAGACGTAAGATAGCACAAGAGTTGGAGTGTGACTTTTTAGGTTCAGGAGATGGTGTTATACCGGGAGATTTACAACAAGAAATTAGAAGAAATCATATTAGAGAACCTAAAGAGAAGTATATGCAAGCCACAATGTGGCAATGGAAGGAACCAATAGCTGGTCATCGTTATATTATGGGTGTGGATGTGAGTAGAGGAGATAGTGAAGATTTCTCGTCAATAAACATAGTAGATTTTGATGATAGAGAACAGGTACTAGAATATATTGGTAAGATACCTCCGGATGATTTAGCCTCAATTGCTTACAAATGGGCTATATTATATAACGCGTTTATCGTTGTCGATATTACGGGTGGTATGGGAATTGCAACATCTAGAAAGTTGCAAGAAATGAATTATAAGAATTTATACGTTGATGGTGTTAATACCCAAAACATTTGGGATTATAACAGAAAAGCAATGGAGAAAATACCGGGAATAAATTTCAATAATAAAAGAACACAAATTGTTGCTGCATTTGAAGAACAGGTTAGAAAGGGATTTGCAATTCGTTCGTCAAGATTATTAAATGAATTAAATACGTTTGTTTATATCAATGGTCGACCAGATCATATGAAAGGTGCTCACGATGATGCGATTATGAGCATGTCAATGGCGTTGTACGCTGGTGATATTTGTTTTAATCAATTACAAAGAACAACCGCACAGAATGTTGCGATGATGGAGTCGTGGACTTTATCTGAAAGAACATATGAGCCAAACAAATCATTTTACTCTTATGGTACTGTGTTTGACCAGATAAGCTCAATGGGTATGGATGGTATGCCAATGAGAATGAACCCGGGACAAATGACAGTTCAAAAAGAAGCATATAAAGAATATAATTGGCTATTTGGTAAAACTAGATAGTCTACAAAATACAATATATTTTGTTTATATTGTAATGAAAAGTATTTATATAAAATGGCAAATAATCAAAATTATACGGTCTTTCAGAAATTAACTAGAATGTTTGGGTTTCCTGGTGTTACAAAGAAGGAAGACGTACCAACATTTAATTTTAATAAAGACGAATTATTAAAAACAAGTGATAGGAATGAGTTTGACAAAGCAATGCTACAAGCTCAGCAAACTTCTTATATTGCTGATAAATGGGCTAAATTAGACCAATCACTTTATAATCAATCAGTTTATTACGAACCTAATAGATTAGCAGCATATTATGATTATGAATCTATGGAGTTTACACCAGAGATTTCAGCTGCATTAGATATCTATTCAGAAGAATCAACAACACAATCAGAGAAAGGAGATATTTTAACAATATATTCAGATTCAGATAGAATTAAAAGTATATTAGAAGATTTGTTCAATAACAAATTAGATGTTAGTACGAATTTAGCAATGTGGGCTCGTGGTGTCTGCAAATATGGTGATAACTTTGTTTATTTGAAAATTGATCCAGATAAGGGTATTGTTGGTTGTCAACAACTTCCTAATATTGAAATTGAAAGATTGGAAGGTGCGGCAGCAAAAAACAACGGACAAATTTTAGATAAAAAAATGCCAAGTAGAGAATTAAGATTTACTTGGAAGAACAAGGACATGGAATTCCAAGCATGGGAAATCGCGCATTTTAGACTATTAGGTGATGATAGAAAATTACCATATGGTACCTCAATGTTAGATAAAGTTAGACGTATTTGGAAGCAATTGCTTTTAGCTGAAGACGCAATGTTAATTTATAGAACATCGAGAGCACCGGAAAGACGTGTGTTTAAAGTGTTTGTTGGAAACATGGACGATAAGGATATTGAACCATACGTACAACGTGTCGCAAATAAGTTCAAAAGAGAACAAATTTCTGACCCTAAAAACGGGCAAGTTGATATGCGATATAATCAGATGGCAGTAGACCAAGATTATTTTATTCCTGTTCGTGATCCGGGACAAAATTCGCCAATTGAAACATTAGCAGGTGCACAAAATTTAGGTGAGATTGCGGATATCGAGTATATCCAAAAAAAGATGTTAGCTGCGCTTCGTATCCCTAAAGCTTTTTTAGGTTTTGAAGAGGTAGTTGGTGATGGTAAGAATCTTGCATTAATGGATATTCGTTTCGCAAGAACAATCAATAAAATTCAAAAATCTTTAATACAAGAACTAAATAAAGTTGCGTTAATTCATTTATACCTTATGGGTATGGAAGATGAGTTAAATAACTTTCAATTATCTTTATCAAACCCTTCAACACAATCTGATTTATTAAAAATTGAGTCTTGGAAAGAAAAGGTAACATTGTATAAAGACGCAACATCAGACCAATCTCAAATGGGTATTTTACCAGTATCACATACATGGGCTAAGAAAAATATTTTAGGTATGAGTGATGCTGAAGTGTTATTAGACCTACAACAACAAAGATTAGAGAGAGCATTAGGATTTGAATTACAAAATACACAAAATGTAATTAAACGTTCAGGTGTGTTTGATGAAGTAGATAAGAAATATGGTATTCCTGAAGAAGAAAGAGAGAAGGCAATGGCTGCGGCAGGTGGTGGTGAAGCCGGTGGTGGCGATATGGGTGGAATGTCAGCAATGGGCGGCGGTGATATGGGTGGTGGTGCACCAGAACCACCAGTAGGAGCTGAAGCGGCACCAGCGGGTGGAGGTGAGGTTGCGCCATTGAGTGAATCACTTGGTAAAAAATCTAAAAAATCAAAAATATTAGGTATGTTGGGTGAAGAAGAATTAGATATAAATGATTTATTTGATATGGATAAGGCACAACAGAATATTTATGAAATAGAAAATAAATTAAACGAGATATTAAACGATTAAAAATGAAAAAATTCGGTATACTTAAAACCAAATTATTAAATAAATTAACTGAATCTTACGCTAAAGAAAACAAAGCTGAGATTAAGAATATTTTAAACACAATAAAAGAAAATAAAGACTTCAAGGAAATGTATTTGTTTTATGAAGAAATTGAAAACAAATATATTGAGGATAAAGAAACCGCTAAGTTATATGTTGAAGGTTTATCAACAATGTTGAACAGAGGTCAAAAAGACGGGTTAACAACGTTTTGTGAATCTTTAAATAAAAAATTAAATAATAATGAAGTTGCAACTAATGATTTGTATGAAGCTTTAGATGTGCTTTCTGAAAACGATAAACTATCTAACATTGAAAGTAAGGTTAAAGCTAAGAAGATGTTAGTTGAGCATTTAACGACGCAAAAAGAAATCGCTAAAGCGGAATCGGCGCCTATTGTAACAAATGAAAGTTTATTAAATGCTATATTAGCAAACAATTTCAACGTATTATATACTAACACATTAAACGAAGAACAAAAGGGAGAATTAAAGAATATTTTAGAATTGTCAAACGAAGAAATTATAACTAAAACATCTGAATTAAAAGAATCAATTTTAAACCAAGTTCAAACACTAATGACAGAATCACCAGATTTAGATTTAAAAAATAAATTAGATAATGTTAAAAAAGAAGTGAATGAAATAACACCTTCTAGGTACAACTACTACAGATTAAACGAATTAAAAAATGGTCTTAATT